TCGTTTATGATGTTAATTACTCCGGTCAACCAACAATAGAATGGATATAAACAATGCGACTAACACAACCAAGAATTTGGAAGCAAGAAATAAAAAGTAAAATGCGAACAGGTATGTTTGAAAAACCTACAGCAATAGATAACATTTATTTTAGAAGCGGATTTAAAACAGGTTATCGTTTGGCGTTGCAACATATTGGCAACTATAAATCTATGGATTTTTCAAGAAAGAAAAATGTTAAGATCCATAAGGTAAGTCCAATTGTAGATGCCATTATTTATAGAACTGCAAATCATTTTGGTATTGATAGGGAGCAATTACTATCTGACAAAAGGGATAGGCATTTAGTTATTGCAAGATCGGTTGCTATAAATTTATTAAAAGAATTAACGCCATATAGTTTAACTAACATTGGGGAAATATTAGCTGGGAGAGACCACACTACAATCATTCATCATATTAGTTGCAAATCCCAAAAGAATGGACTTTGGTTTCCTTACTTTGAGATATGGAACAGCTTCAACAAACTTAAACTTGATTTAGAATCTGATTTTAAAATTGTAAAATGACAACGACAATTAAGTTTGAAAAAATAACAAAAGATATTTTAGATTCGTTTGTTCTTAATTCCCATGAGAAAATAATTTATGTTATCTTAAAATCATTTGAGAAAGCGCCAAGAGGTATCAGGGTATCATTACAATATTTGCAAGACAGAACCGGTATTAAATCTAAGATGACTTTGATTAAGCACCTAGATAGATTACAAAGTTTAGGTTTGATTGTAAGGCATAAACCTAGTTCTAATGAAACCTCAGTTTATTATTTAAGTTCTAAGAACAGACAGAATATTTTAAACAAGCAAAACAACTATAGAAAATCTCTAAAGACTAAGATGAAGCTACGTTGGAATGTTAAAAAGAATAACATTGATAATGTTGTTAGCATAAGCAGTAATAAATCCTCTATAGAATAGGGTTTAAACCTATTTAAAAGCGTTTCTAAGGGGTATCTTTATTAATTCCACAAAGTCGGTAGGTAAGTATAATTAAGGTTCAAATAATCGTTTTAATTCAATCTGGCGTCTCTAAGTTTTAAGGGGGGGTCGGTATAAAATTTATACCTAGTCGGTATAAAATTTGTACCATATATATACCTATATATATATACCTATATATAATCTTATAATCATATTTAAGTATATATGCTTATATATGCTTATATGCTTATATAAGCATAAGCCAACATAACTTATTCATAACTAGCACTCCTGAGATTATTATTAATTTTAATAGGGGGGAGTGGACTGACTGACCCATTTATCTTTATAACAATATATGGTAGTGCTTGGTAATGATAACACAAGGGAATCTCTGCGCCGTTTTTAAATGATTAATACTCCAATAACAATTAATGAATTTGATAATTACTTGGCGATAGCTTCATTTGTTGAACGACTCCTACCTGGTGTTAAAAATAACCGAACACCTTCTATGTTTAAAATAATAGGAACAGTCTATTATGATTCTAAGGATTGGGGATACCATGATAAGCAAAACAAGCGTCTAAAAGCTACACCTAAGCAATTATCTATTTATGAATTAGTTATATTCACTATGTTAAAACTAGATAAAAATACTAGGGAGTTATTATCTCTTAGGAACTTTCCTGACAGAATAACTATTAAAGAACTCAATAGAATGTACTTAGATTTAACTTATAATCAGCTTAAATACAGATACAGACTAGCTTTATTTGATGCCTGCTCATTAGTGAACAGGGTAGGTTATCAAAGTTTAGTATCTACTGGCAATTAATATTTATTTTTTATTGATTGACAAAAAGAACAAAATAAGTACCTAAATCTGATAGTGTTGGTATTTTTATATCTGACATAATCTTAATTTAAATTTTTACTTTCATTTAATCCCTTACATAGAAAAATTAATTAGGATTTTAAGCGGAGTATTGCTCTCCATATACATTGTTATCCGGTACTCCGCTTAATGAAACTATATAAAAATATAGTAAGCAATTAATATTAAAACATTAATTAAATAAATTACTACTGCTATCGTTGGAGTGTCATTATTCATTTTAATACGCTAGTAAATATAACCTAGATACTTACTTGCATAATAAAATAAATACATACTTGAATAGACACAAGCTATCACACCAATAGCAAGTAAGCAGTCTTTAAGTTCTTTATTCATTTTAAGATTTAATTGTTTCAAAGTTATACATATTCTCATCACAGATTAAACAGACATAAGGATAATCCATATCCTTATAAATCTCTTTAAATAAAATTGAGTTGCAATTACGACAATGAATATCTTTAATTGCATGGTTTAATTTATAGTTATGAGAACCATTAATAAGCGTATATCTTTTTAAAATCCAATAAGGATTTTTGCTGTGTATGTTTATCATTATGCAGACTCCATTATTTTTTGAAGTTTATCTAAAAGATAATTCCAATTTTTAGTTTTATCGTAAGTAAAATAATTTGGATCATCTTTTTTTATAAGGTGAACTTCAAGTTCAATTAAAGCGTAGTAAATTGCTGCAGCTTCAATATTAGAGATTGATTTATTAGCAACCTCTAAATCAAAGTCTGACATAAATTTAAGATTTGTTTTAGTCATTAGTTTATCTCCGGTTGGTTGATTGTTTAAGCTGCCTTTTCTTTTAATAAATGAATTTCAAATTCTATGAAATCCATTTGCTCATTAAACTTATCAGCTAAGAACTCTAAGACATATTTAATTAAAATATTATCTTTATTATTCTTAGCTTCATCAAAGTTGTAAAAAGACATATACCCATCGTATGACTTGGTACGTTCTTTTAACCAATTAATGAAATCTGAATCAGATAAAATTTTTTCATTTAAAAGATTCATTTGATGAGTGTTAACTTTGCAGTCAATACAATCTGTTTTATAATTGTAATACTTAGGACTCCAAAGTGTTAAATCTTTAAAATTAATATCAACTTGATACTCATTTAAAAGATAGCTTTCAAAGTCAGACGTCCAGGACTCAATATAAGATTGATGAGTTTTTTTATAGTTAACATTATCCCAGACATATTCAGGATAGTTGCCGCTATCGTTGTATGACTCAATCATGTTATCAATTCTTGAATCATGTATAGACTCATAAAAACCACCAAAGGCAATTGAGGTATTGATTAAGTTTTTTTTAGTCATTAGTTTATATCTCCTTAGTTGGTTGATTTAATTATTTTTAAAATTTGAAACAGCTGCATTGTATCCAATTACAAACGCTAGCAAGTCGGATTTACTTTCAAATCTTTTTAAATCCTCAGTATAAGAACCATAACCAAAGTTTATAGAATTGTTATTGAAAGTAATTCCTGTCTCTTTAATTTGCTCAGGAGTCTTACGTCCATAACCATATTTTAAAAGGTTATCAGTAAATATTTTGCAATGTGTTGCATAATAATATTTATTCTTACCTTTAAGAGTAAAAAGAACGTTAACGGTATTTAATTTGAACTCAATATCTGAACGTTCACTAAATAAAGATGACATTTGTTTTAAATCAACTTTATTATCGTTAAGAACAGATTCAATAACGTTAAGTCTATTTTTTAGCTTTTCTTGTTTTTGTAGGTTCATTGTTTTATCTCCGTAGTTATTGTTTAAGTGATTCGGAGTAAATCATATTGTAAATAAACTGTCAACACACTTAAACAAATATAATTAATTAATTAACAACAGAACAAAATAGGAACATTATGGCAAATCGTAGTAAATATAATAAAGCAATAGTTGATCCAATACTTGAAGAGCTTTCAATAGGTAAGACTATCAGAGAGGTTTTAAGCGTTCCAGGACGTCCAGTATGGAGTACTTTTAGAAGCTGGTTAAATAAATATCCAGATTTAAGAGAAAAATACAACCAAGCAAAACAAGATGGATGTGAGTATATTTTATGCAATGCTGAGGAATACATTAATAAAAGTATTAGCAAATCTCAGAATGAAACAGACAAGAACTTAAGACCGGACTTAGCGCAGACTCATTTGATTAAAGCATATTTGGATTTAGCTAAGTGGAAAAGTGAGAGATTAGCAGCTAAAATATACGGCAAAAAAGACAGTTTAAGTCTCTCAGGAGACAAAAAAGACCCAATTATTATTAAATGGCAGGATTAATTATTAGTTGTTTTTTGATTAAAGGTGTTGAGTTGGTTGGTTTATTTGTAGAATAATACAAAGTTCACACACAAACAAACACTTGCAACTTATACGCTAGCAATCTCATTACTATTGATAACGTTTATTATCACTAGTAATAATAACCTTAATATTTACGCTGTTGACAAGCTATTGTCGGAAAGTTCTGATAACTATTTACTTATCGGAAATATAATAACGGTTGTATTACGCCAATTACGCTAGCGTTATTACGTTTATGCAAGCAAATATGGGGGGTTTTATTGAGACCCTACCACCAAAACGAAAATTGGCGGCGTCAAGATTACGTTGGAAGGTACACACATACAAACTATGAAAACCCAAATGAAAAAACCAAAATACAAAGCACTAGTCATGGTTGATGATGTTACCAACTCAGTAATAGTTATGTTTAATGGATTTGAAGATTACGATGATGCTTGGTGTTTTAGCCAACACATTACAGAAGAACTACAATTAGATCAGATACCGCTTGATAAAACTATGACTGTCCACTAGAGATAGGGGGGTTTTGTTTTAAAATGCCAGTATTTGAGATTCCATATAAGCCAAGAACATTGCAAAAAATTTTGCATGAAAATATCTCTAAGCACCGATTCTCAGTTCTGGTCTTGCACCGAAGAGCTGGTAAGACGGTGATGTGTATTAATCACATGATTAGAGATGCAATGTATTCTAAGAAACCAAATTCTAGGTACGCATTTATATCACCTACCTTTAAACAAGGTAAGGCAACGGCTTGGGATTACATTAAAACATTTGCCGGTAAGATTCCTGGTGTTAAGTTTAATGAGTCAGAATTAAGAGCTGACTTTCCAAATGGCGCAAGAATTACAATTCTAGGCGCTGAGAATGACCAAGCGTTAAGAGGTATATTTTTAGATGGTTGTGTTTTAGATGAGACGCAAAGCATTTCTCCAAATCTATTTCCTGAAATCATAAGACCAGCTTTGGCAGATAGAAAAGGTTGGTGTGTATTTATTGGAACGCCAAAAGGTAAAAATTATTTTTTTGAATTATACCAATACGCCCAAAAGACAGAGGGTTGGTATTCATCAATTCATAAAGCATCTGAAACAAAGATACTAGACGATGATGAATTAAAAGCTGCCAAATCAATCATGTCTGATGATTTGTTTGAACAAGAATTTGAATGTTCTTTCCAAGCTGCAATAACAGGTTCTTACTATGGAACTTTAATTGAAGATGCAGAAAAGAATGGTAGGGTTGTAGATAATTTATACGATAAAGAAATACCAGTTGAAACATGGTGGGATTTAGGAATGAACGATTCTACTGTGATTTGGTTTGCACAGCGACATAAGGGTAAAATAAGATTAATAGATTTTTACGAAAATGCTGGTGAAGGATTAGACCATTACGCTAATATCATTGAAAGCAAAGGTTATAACTATTCAAGACATATTGCACCACATGATATTAAGGTTAGGGAATTAGGTGCTTATGGTAAATCAAGGTTGGAAACTGCCTTAGAATTAGGTATAGCATTTGAGGTTGCGCCGAAACTATCTTTAGAAGATGGGATTGAAGCAGTAAGAAAGGTTTTACCTAACTGTTGGTTTGACAAAAACAAATGCCATTATGGTATGGAATGTTTAAAATCCTACCAAAAAAAATGGGATGATATAAACCAATGTTTTAGGAATAGACCCATACATAATTTCGCAAGCCATGCCGCTGATGCTTTTAGAACAGGTATTGTAGGTTATGGAATTGAGATGACAAATTGGAAAAAAAAGATAGAAGTAAATACTAATTATATTATTTAATATGCCAAAATTATCAAACGAAGAAATAAGAGCTATACTTCATGCTGAGATTAACGGAGCATTAGGTTATCTTGGTGGACAGTTATCTGAGCAAAGAAAAAAATCTATTGAATATTATTTAGGTGAAAAACTTGGAACAGAAATAGATGGTCGTTCACAAGTAGTATCAACTGATGTTGCAGATACCATTGAAACAATATTACCAAATCTTCTTAGAATTTTTACAGCATCTGACAGAACAGTTATTTGCGAACCTGTCAAAGCTGAAGATGTTCAACTTGCTGAACAAGCAACAAATTATATTAATTATATTTTTAATAAAGATAATCCAGGATTTACAATTTTATACAACTGGTTCAAAGATGCACTATTAGAAAAAAATGGTATCGTTAAAGTTTATTGGGAAGATACAAAAAAAGCTGAACATGAAACTTATGAAAATTTAAATGAAGATTCTTACCAATCTATTATCAATCAAGATGATGTTGAAGTTTTAGAACATGAAGAAGAAGAAGATGAATCGCAAGACCAACAAATAAAAATTTTAGAACAAGTTGCAAGTCAACAGGGTCAAGTTTTAAATTTACCAAGACCAAAACTTCATCATATTAAAATTAAAAGATATTCAAACGAAGGTAGAGTTAAAATTGAAAACGTACCACCAGAAGAATTTTTAATACAAAGAAATGCTAAAACAATTGCAGATGCAAACTTTGTAGCGCATAGAACAACTAAGACTAGAACAGAATTAATACAAATGGGTTATGATGCTGAAATCATAGCATCACTCCCTCATTCTCAAGAAATTATTTTTAACTCTGAAAAACTAACTAGATTTTCTGATATAGACGAATATCCTTTTGCTTCATCTCCAGATGCTTCAACAGATGCAATTGATGTTTTTGAATGTTATGTAAGATTAGATTACGATGGAGATGGTCTTGCAGAATTAAGAAAGATTACAGTTATAGGAGATACAGCAGATAATATTTTAGAAAATGTAGAAGTAGATTCTATTCCGTTCTGTTCATTAACTCCAATTCCAATGCCACATAGATTTTATGGCAGATCGGTTTCTGAATTAGTACAAGATATTCAATTAATTAAATCTACAGTTTTAAGACAGTTGTTAGACAATATGTATCTAACAAATAATAATCGTATTGCGATTATGGATGGAATGGTAAATCTTGATGATTTACTAACAGCTAGACCAGGCGGTGTTGTTAGAACAAAACAACCACCTTCTCAAGTTATGTTGCCAATGCAGAACCAAACAATTTCTGCTCAAGCATTTCCATTACTTGAATACTTAGACACAGTCAGAGAAACTAGAACTGGTGTTACAAGATATGCGCAAGGATTAGACGCTGACAGTTTAAATAAAACTGCAACAGGAATTAATACTCTAATGACGCAAACGCAAATGCGTATGGAGTTAATTGCCAGAATATTTGCTGAGACTGGTGTCAAAGAATTATTTGAAAAGATTTTTGAATTAACAGTTAAATACCAAGAAGTTGAAAGAATGGTACAATTAAATAATGTTTTCGTACCTGTGCGACCAACTGAATGGAAAGATAAATATAATATTAATA